TAAAGTATTATTTAAATAATCTCCTACTGTTAATTTAATTATATTACCTCTCATAAACCCACCAGCAGAATAATTAGGAGCTATTACAGAAGCAAGATAATTTAACTTACTATATAAAATAGATTGTTCATATTTAGAATGAACTACTACTCTAAATCCCATATTAATATCTCTACGATAACCATTATACTTGTAAAAACTGTTTCCTCTGCCCATATATTTTATAGCATTCCATTCTGCATTATGTTGATCTGAGAATGTTTTTAAATAAGCTCTAAAGTGGATCCAAGTTGTGTTTCGAGTTTCGCCTGTGGAATCTAAATCAAGAACACCTATATTAAATTTAATTATATCATCATACCCTTCACCTTTTCTAGCACTTTCATTTGTAGAAGAATATAAAGGTTGAGCATTAACTGAGTCAGGTTGAAAAATATCAAGGTCAGGTTTAGAAAGAGAAGAAATATCAGTAGTATAATAAACAGATTTATCTCTTCCTTTTTTTCCAGGATCTCCTTCTCCGTAAGTTTTAGATCTATTAAATTCTGTATAGTCTGTAGGGGTACCGATTAATTGTTTAATTCTATTATCCTGGACTCCAGTTAAGGATTTTGCCTCAGTAGATAAAAAGTCGGTTTCAAAATTGGAAATTCCTTCAAGGCTAAACCCAGTTGAAGTAGATTTAGATCTTTTAACAATTAATTCAGGAGTGTAAGTTAAGAACTGGGAGTGGATTTCTCCTGTGGTTTTGTTACGGTTTAAACCTTCATTTGTATTAAATACTCTCCTTATAGCTGTTTTTCCTCCAAGAGTAGCATTTGGGCCTCCTATATATTGGAATAATAAAGTAGGATCTTGGGATATACCAAATATACCTAAATTGGTTTTAGCAGCATCAATATTTTTTACAGCTTGAGCTATATTTTGACCTATATTTCTAAACGAATTAGAACCTTTTAATGAGTTAAACAAATTTCTTCCTCTACTTAATAAAGAATCTACTTCAGAAACCCCTTCAAGATTAGTTTTAGGAGAAACTATTTTATTTTCGTATAAAAGTAATAATTTGTTTTTATTTTCTGATCCTAAAGTATTAGTATTATATTCAGTTTGGGTCTTTTTAAAGTATTTGTCGTTATCATCTATACGAAGAGTTTTCCCTTGCTTTACAAAATGAATTCCAACATTGTTAACTGCTGCCTGAGCTATAGTATTTACAGGATTATAAGCTCTAGCAGGAGCAGCACCTGTTAATGGGGCTTGTCTTGAAAGAAGTTCTTGTTTAGTAATAAACAAATACCCATTAGGGGATCTTAAATTAGTTAAAAAATTAGTTAATCTAATTTCATCTTCAAGAACAGCTGATACGGCACGTACACCTCCTCTTATAAGAAAATCATTTCCTAAAAAAGAAGTGCCAAAATTCATAGACCTCGTCCTACTAGGAGGATCTTGACGAAAGTAGGGTTGACCACTCCATCCACCACCCCTCCTATCCCTCCCATATTTTAGGGAGGTTAGGTCTGAAGTCATATCAACTAAAGGCATTATACTCTTCCAGCTTGTCCTTCGGGGGCTTTGTCTTTATAGGTTACAGGAGTTTGACCATTATTTAGGTCTAAGTTAGAATTAGCTAATAAGGATACAACACCATTAGCTCCTGCTACTGTGTTAACATTAGGAGTTTGACCGTTGAATCCTAATGAAGAATCACCCTTTTGTAATTTTGCTAAGATTGAATTATCTGTTGCCATAATTGTTTTGATTTAAAATTAAAAAATTGGTTTATTATAAATATTCAAAGTTATTGAGTTCTATAAGAAGACATTCCAAGAACAGTTCCAACTTTATTACCATCCATATTAATTATACCCCCTTTTTCTACAGCTGCTACTAAACGTTCTAATAATTCTACAGTACGAGCATTATCCCCACTTCCTCCCCCCATAGGATTAGTAGCTCCTATTACTATATCATCTGGTCTGAATTTTTGGATGGGTTGGCCTGGTCTTGAGATGAAATCAGAAGCTGTATCGGAAGCAATTTGGGTTTCAGATGTTCCTCCGGCTTCTGCCATTAGTGGGCTTATACCTTCTGTATCGGTTTGACCCCCAAATACATTAATTGCCATTTGACCCAAACCAGACATATCAACGTTTTCGGATACTAAGTCGGCAACCATTCTTCCGATATAATCACCGGCCATGCCTCCTAACATAGTACCTACTACAGGTACAGGAATAAGAGTTCCTAGTGCTGCTCCTAAAGCACCCCCACCAAGTCCACCTAAAGCATTTAAAGTAGCACTACCTACAGTTCTAGGATCAGCAGCTGATCCTGCAGCTTGAGAAATTTCAAAAGCAGCAATTGCTGGGCCTATTAGGGCTCCTACTCCAGGTAATTTTTTCAAAAGTTTACTTACACCACTTCCTCCTTTAAAGAATTTTTTAACGTAGGTCATAGGGTTTACAGCATCTAAGGCTTTACCACCCATTTCCACAGCTTGACCTGCTACACTTTTAACTCCACCAACAGCTTTACTTACTCCCCCCTTAACAAAGTCAAATGCTTTACCAAATAAACCACCTCCTCCACTTTTAGTAGCAGCTGTTGTTGCAGCTTTAGCAGCACCTCCACTTCCTTTAGCTGCGCTTGTAGCTGCTTTAGCAGCGTTACCTGCACCCCCACTCATAGCACTAGCAGCACCTGCTGCACCTCCTCCTGCTGAGGCTAGGTTTTTGGCTAAACTTCCAGCTTTACCTACAGCTTCTCCAATACCTTTAGCTAAATTTTTAATACCACTTAATGCTCCTGATAAGAGGCCTTTAAATGATTTAAATACCTCTCCTAATTTACTACCCGCTTTAGCGGCATCATCAAGCCCCCCTGCCATTGTTTTAGTTGCATCATCTACTACACTTGTAGCAGCTTTAGCAGCATTGTCTACAGAATTAGCAGTTGCTTTAGCAACGTCATCTGCAGCACTAGTTGCAGTTTTAGCAACATTATCTGTAGCACTCATAGCAGCTTTGGCAACATCGTCGGCAGAACTAGCTGTTGCCTTAGCAACGTCGTCTGTTACATTTGTAGCAGCTTTGGCGACATTATCCATAGAATTAGTAGCAGCCTTAGCAGCATCATTTGCGGAATTGGCTGCTGTTTTGGCAACGTCATCGGTAGCGTTCATTGCAGCTTTAGCAGCATCGTCGGCAGAACTAGCTGTTGCCTTAGCAACGTCGTCCATAGATGAAGCGACAACAGTAGCACCCCCTCCAGCTAAGGTAATATTTTTAGCTAAATTACTTGCTTTACCTACTGCATTTCCAATCCCCTTACCTAAATTTTTAATATTATCTAAAGCCCCTGAAAGTATTCCTTTAAGTGGTTTAAATATTCCTCCTAATTTACTACCCGATTTTGCTACATCATCTAGAGTTCCAGTCATAGATTTAGCAACGTCGTCTGTGGCATTCATTGCGGCTTTGGCAGCGTCATCTGCGGAGTTAGCTGCTGTTTTAGCCATATCATCCATAGAATTAGCAGCAGCTTTAGCGGCATCATCTGCTGTTCCTCCTAATTTACCTAAACCTTTACCTAAATCGTCTACTGATCCTCTGGCCCCCTTAATACTTTTAGTAAATTGTTTAAATTGAGCAATCCCCCTACCTAGTTTCATTAACAATATAGCAGCGGTAAGAGCACCAATTGCCACAGTTAATGCTGGGATATATTTGGCTAGGGAATTCATGGCATCTTTCATTCCCGTAATAGCTTCTGTAGGGAAGGCAGAAGCCATAGTATCTGCCATATCTATTTGGGCTTCTAATGCTTTTTCTTGTAAGGTTTGGGCCTTTAGTTTATCAACTAGTTCCTCTTTACCTACTTTTTTCTTTAATGCTGCTAAAGCTGCTTCTTTTTCTTCTTGAGTTTTTAAATTATCAATTGCTTTTAATTCATTTTTAAGCTTTTGATCAAGGGTATCACCAGCAGTTTTAGATAAGGCATTTAATGCTTCTTGTTCTACAAACATATCGGCCATTGAATCACGAGACATACCCATTGCTTTAGCAATGGATTCTTGCTCAATACGATTCATATCGGCAAATTTTGCAGCAGTAATGCCTTGTTTTTGGAGTTCTTCACCCATTTTAACAAGGTCATTATCTAAAGCAGCGGCCCTGGCTTTTTCTAAGTTAAGGTCTCGGCCTAATAATAGTTCGGCCTCTAATTCGTTTGCAATAGATTGTTCAAAGTCTAATAATCCCCCAGCAATATTATCTAGTTCTCCCATGCTCAAGCCCATCTTCTTGGCTTGATAAGCAGCTTCAGCTAAATTTTTACCTTGGGCTTGGGTAGAAAGTTTAACTGCATTAGACATATTATTAACATCTTTTAAGATGCCTTTATAATCTATAGCAGTACCATTAACGGCATTTAATACTTGAACTGAACCTATTGCTTCGTTAGTAAACTGTTCAAAGTTTTGACCTGAGGCAAGGGAGAATTGATTAAGTTTAGAAGCTTCATCTGCAGAAACACCCATCTGCTTTGTCATAGCAGTAAAAGTGAGCAATGTTTCTGATGACATTTTGGCTGTAGTACCTAATGCCTGGTTAGCTTCTATTAAAGATTTATTTAAGTCTCCAGCTGTTACACCCTGGATAGTATTAGCAGTGTGGATTAATTCTTTTTGGAAATTAATAGCCTCAGTAGTGTTCATATTGAGAGACTTCTCAAGAGTTACTGAAGCCTCATCTAATCTATTAAATCCTTCAACTGCAGACTTAATACCAAAAGCAGCTATACCTTTTCCTATATCGGCAAAAATACCTGTTCCCTTTTTTATATCTAAAAGGGATTTACCCATAGCCTTCATAGTACTATTGCCCTCTACTAACTCATCATTAAATTTATCAGCAGCATTAGCTAAACCATCAAAAGCTTTACGTAGAATAGGTACTTCTTGAACCATCTCAGATACCCCTTTAAAAGGGTTAACCTTTTCTATTTCTCGGGTAGTCTGATGAATGTTTTCAAATTGTTTTTTTACTTCTTCAGATATACTATTTTGTTCCTGAAGTTGTACTAGGGATTCTGCTAAAGCATCTGCTTCATCCATAGCTTCTTCTCCCCCAATTTCATATAAAGTGTTTATATTTTCCTGAAGGGTGGCTATTTTTGCTGCTCTAGCAGCTGATTCAGCATCTAGTTTAATTAAATCTGATTTGAATGTTTTTTCAAGACTTAATCCCTTTAATTGATCTTTTGTTAAACCTTGAAGTTTTTTAGCAAGTTTTTCTGCTTGGGTTTGGGATGACTTGAAAGTATCTAAAGTATCACCTGATATTTTAGCTGAGTTTTTAGCTGCTTCATTTAAAGCACTGCTAATGCCCCCTAAAGCAGATAATAAGCGAGTAGCTTCTTGATTAACCTTTTTTAGGTTTTCAGGATTTAAATTAGGATCAAATGCCATGTTAATAAATATTTAAAAAGAAAAAGCATCACTGGGATGCTTTTTTCATATTAGTCGAATAAGTAGGTGACTTTGCTTGTGCGTTTTTTTCCGCTTCTTGCCTAGCAGCCCCCTGAAGCCAGCTTTGGGTTGCTTCTTCTTGTTGTGAATTGTTTTTCTTATCGTAAAATTCTTTTATTTTATGAAAGGTAAATTTACGAAGCCACGTAGGCATATTATAAACATCACTCCAAGAATACCCTCCCTGTCCGTGAAATACAATTTCATGTATTTGAGTAAACAAATTTTGACGGACTAGGGGTGCCGCCTCAGAGGTCAGGCCAAAAAAAGCCTAACTCGATAGGAAGCTTTACAGTTTCGCTTTCCCCCTCAGCATTTGTTAATACTACATCCATATCAACATCTGGGGCTATATGACTATAGTGTTTTCTAAATTCTCTGACATCTTTGGCTAAAAAATAGTTGTTAACAAATTCTCTAATATCCTTTCTTTCAGAAGAACCATTAACTGCTATTATAGTATGAGCCAATCTCGTAGTTACGTCAGCAGAAGTTGATTTACTAATTTTTTTAAGTCCTTTTAATTCAGAATCGATCTTTTTTTCATCGTGACCTGTTAAAAGTTTAAAAGTGATTTTATTTTTAGTGTGTGGGAGTTCATATTCAAATGAATTTTTTCCTCTTACATAAAGAGTTTCATCTAAAAACTTGTTTTCTAAAGATGCTAAATCAATTTCTTGTTCTGTTCCACCGTAAGTAACATCATACTTTCCACCATATGCCAAAACACGTGCCGCAATCATAATTGCATTTTTATCACCCACTAGTAAATCATCATAATTAAATTTTGTTACAAGTAAGGATTGAAGTAATTTATCAATTACGGATCCGTTTTTGATATAGTTTTGGTTTGTTAAAATGTCTTCCTCTTTAGCAGTCATGTATTTTATTTCTACTTTTCCCTCTGCTAAAGGATGACCTTCGGGGTATAAAAGACCTTTTGAAGGTAATTCTATAACCTCTGTTGGTAAATTAAATTGTGTATCACTCATTTTGTATAACTTTGTTTTGATATAAATATATCGAGAAATAAAGAAGCGCACTTTCGTGCGCTCCTTTTATATAATATTTTGGCTTATATTAGTAATTCAAGACTGCATAATCGAGTGCAAGTGTTAACGAAATCTCAACTGGGTTTTCAGTGTTGTCGTAGTTGAAATCTCCAAATGTAGCTGCTGTAATAATACAGCCCTTAAGTACCCATTCACTTACTACATCACCTACAGGACCTAAAAGGTTAAGGGTTAAATCTTTTTTGTAGAAATCAGAGTAACCATCTCTACCTGTTACTGATTCGTGTCCTAATCTTACCCATTCCATTACGGTTTGTGCTCCAGAAGGAGTAATTGGATCGTGAAGGGTTAGAGTAACATCATTCCAAGTAGTTTTACCTTTGATCTTACGTAAAACGTTGATGTAGTTTATTGTAATTGCGTTTTGGGTAACTCCAATACCACTGATGCCTTTAACTGCATAGCTAGGAATACCATCCATATACAATATGAACCTATGTTGTTGTTTGGGTTCAAATGCTGTGAAAAAAATTTCGTTTGAATCTAATACTGCCATTTTTGTTGTTTTTGATTATAAATATTAGAGAATCTGTTTTTTTATACTTTTAAGGTTAAACTTCTATCAATCTGGGAAGGAGGCTCCTGTTGGTTGAACATTGAAGTTTAGGATGATAAATTCAGCAGTTCTAGTTGGTTGGAGGTAAACCTGGCCCACTAATTCATTTCTGTCAATTACCGCTGCTGAGTTTAATGACTCATCCATAACAACCTTAAATGCATATAGACCTTGTCTTTGTTGAACTGATTCAAGATATGGGTTTACAATTGCTAAGAAGTTATTTCTAGTAGCTTGTGTGTTTGGTTCAAATACTATATTACCAGCTTGTGAATCCAAGAATTGTTTGATGTTAATCAACAATCTTCTAACGTTGATACGGTCAAGAGCTGAGGCTTTAGTTTGAAGTGTTTTCTGACCAAATACTACAACACCTGCGTTAGGGAAGGAAGTAATTGGGTTAATTTTACCTGCATAAAGAGTATCTCTATCTGTTTTAGTAAGGGATTTTTGAGCTCTTACTACTGTTGGAAGAGCACCTCTATTTAGACCTGCTGGGGCAAACCAAGGCTCACCTACACTATCGTTGTAGGCAAATACACCAGCAATAAATGTTGAAGGTGGTGCCCAGTTTAATTTACCAAGAGCAGGATCACTAGCTAACAACCATGGGAAATAAGCAGCCGCATAAGAATTATTAATTGATGCCGCTGTAGTAACAGCATTTGAAACGCTTAAATCTGTGTAGTCTTGGAGATCAATTATAGCAATTGAATCTGCTCTGTTTTTGGTATTAGTTAATAAAATATTTAATGATGAGGTGTGGTCTGCGTAGTTCAAACCAGGAGCAGCAATTGAGGTATATTTGTAAGCTGTATCGTTCAATAGGTAGAATGAAGCTGTGTAGTCACTACCAGAAACACCACAAATGTTGGTTGGGGTAATATCTTTACCGAAGAGAGCACCTGCTATTAATGCACCAGTACCACCATTAAATGAACCACTACCTGCAGAAGGAACACTAGCAGTATATGCTGAGACTCTTACATTACCTAAGCTATCAGAATAGTTTGGAGTATCATTTATATTAGAAACATAAACATAATTACTTACAGTTGGATATTCACCATTAACCTGGGTGTAAACATTAGCTCCGGTTCCTGAAGCTGAAAGGTATTGGGTACCTACTGCTTTGCCAATATAATTGTCGTCAAATGGATCAAGAGTTACATTGTTATATTGTTCAAGGATAATCTTGTTATTAGTATCATCATCACCTCTTCTAATTATTAAGTTAAATGTACCTGATGAAGTGTTAGGGCTGGTGATTTCATATCTAATATTAAGTTTAGATCCGCTTGCCAACAAACCACCAGAATTTTCAGAACCACTACTATTTTGATCAGCACCCGCTGAAATGGTGTTTAGTTGAAATGATACTGTTGAACCTGAACCAGTAACAGAAGCTGAAGCTGCAGTATAGGTACCTCGCACAACTCTACTAACTAAAAGGCTTTCACCTCCGTTGTTAAAGTAGTTATAAGCTGCTGTTGAGTTAAAGAATGAATAGGTGCTACTACCGCTATCAATAGTATCACCAAATTTAGCCACATATCCTGCGTATGATGTTACTAATTGGGGAACATTAACTGGTCCTTTGACTGTAGGACCAACTATTGCAGCACCCGCCTGAATAATTCCATCAGGAATAAATGACTGGTCTGTTTCGTTGATATAAATACCAGGAGAGACGATGTTGTTGTTTGCCATGAGTTATTCTTGTTTGTATTTTGTTATAAATATTTCAAGAGGTTTCAAGATTAGATTCTGCTTTAATGAAAGTTCCTGAATCTAAATCTATGCTGCCATTTCCATATTTTTGTGTTAGATCTTGTCCTATTTTAATTTCAGATTTTTTAAGTTCTTCAATTTGTTCTACTAATTTTTCTTTTTGCAACTCCAATAATTGAATATTGTACTCTATTTGACCTAAAGAAGCAACAATACGATTTTGGGTTTCTTGCAACTGGATAAGAGAATTAAGCTCTTCTTGGGATAATTTTGTTTGTTCCATAACTTTTAATTTGTTAATAAATATATTAAAATTTTTATAAATTAAATTTAGCGTAAATTATTAGTAGTAGTCTCTTGATCAAACATAATTTTTGAAGAACTAAATACTTTTTTAGGTGATATTAAATCTTTTTGTATTACGTCTGGGATGAGATAACCTTTGAGGGTTAAATCGAATGTAGCTTTTACCGTTCTTATGTCACCTGAGGGAGTATCAGTAGACATATCAAAGGAATTGATTAAAGTATTAAATTTAAATCTTTCAGGATCACCCCAATAAGAATTAGCAGCGTAATTTATAGCTTCTACTATTTTATTTAATTGGTCTACATAATAGG